GTAAGCGCAAAAGTACCTATGGATTCAAAGGCCATTTGAACGTAGATGAAGACGGCTTTATCAAGAAAACCGATTTCAGCTCAGGCAATGTCCATGATAGTCAATACTTTGAAGGTCTCCTGACCGGAAACGAGGAAGCCGCCTACGCTGATAGTGCCTATCAAAGTAAAGCCCACGAAAGCCTACTAGAAGACCAGGGTATTGATAATCGCCTAATCAAACGAGCCTACCGTAATCGGCCATTGACCCAAGAGGAAAAGGAACATAACCGTCGCCACTCGCCGGTTCGAAGTACTGTGGAACGCGTATTCGGTGTGCTCAAGCTACACTATGGTATGGCCAAGGCTCGTTACGATGGTCTTGTTCGCAACCGAACCCGGTTTAACTTGATGTGTATTGCTTACAATCTCAAACACGGGTTGTCGGTGCTACAGGGTAAGTGCGCCTAAAAACTGGGGGAATCGATAAAAATCAACCTAAAATCCGGTAAAAAAGCAAAATAAAGCAGAATTTAACGGCTGAACCAACAAGAACAGCTTCACAAACCGGATTTTTCCGTTCTTTTTTCCGGAAAATTCTTACGAATGACTATGAATTGCTGAAAATGCCATCGCGCAAAGGTCTCTATTTATTCTGATGAGGAAGAGCTTCGAAGCCGGATTAGAAAACCGAAGCTCAATAGGGCCATACGGAAAATCATGGACTTCCTGGATGAAGAGAAACCCGGATGGCCGGAATGCACCCTCATGCCGGATGGTGATGATCACTGGGCCTTCTTTATCTGCACCCATGACACGACATCCTATCTCAACCAGGACGGGTTCGAATGGTACGGCAGCGGATGGCCGGACAGATACTGTTTCGATGAAGAAATCGGGGAGTTTATCAATAAGGAACTATTAGTTACTGGATTCCCGCCTTCGCGGGAATGACGGGAGAGTACCGAACCATGCCGACCACCCCCCCGCAATCCGCTATCGTGGAATACTGGATGCAGACCGCGCGGCGACTCCTTGGCGCCGCCCCCGGCGAGCGCGCGCGGCTCGTCCAGGCCGCCGCGGATACTGCGGGGTGCAGCGTGAACACCGCCTACCGCCGCCTCAAGGAATACGCGGGATACACATCGGGCAGGCGGCGACGGCGCGATGCCGGGCAGACGAGACAACCGGAGACGACCCTCTACGAGGTGGCGGCCATGCAGCGAGAAGCGACACGAAAAAACGGCAAGCGCATCCTGGGCACCGAGGATGCCCTCAGCATACTGGAGCAGAGCGGGCGCGAGATCACGGTGAGCACATCCCGCGTGAACGCCCTCTTGCGGGCGCGGCGCCTGGATAAACGGGGACTCGCGGGGGCGGACCCCGCGACGCGGATGCGATCCCGGCACCCCAACCACGTCCATCAGATCGACCCATCGCTTTGCGTCATCTATTACCTGAAGGGGCGGCAATACATCATGCGCGAAGAGGAATTCTACAAGAACAAGCTGGAGAACTACGCCAGGATACAGGAGAAGGTCTGGCGCTACGTGCGCACGGATCACGCCAGCGGCGTCATCGACTGCAAATACTACCTGGCGGCGGGGGAAAACCAATTCAACCTGTTCGATTTCCTGTGCCATACCTGGGGCAGGCAGCCGGGCAGGACTAGCCATGGCGCGCCCCGGATACTCATCTGGGATAGGGGGTCCGCCAACACCGCCACCGGCGTCAAGCGGGTGCTGACGGCCCTCGAGATCGAGCATGAGCCCCATCAAACGGAAGCCCCCCGCACCAAGGGGCAGGTAGAGGACGCCAACAACATCATAGAGTGCAAGTTCGAATCCCGCCTGCGCGTCGAGCCCGCCGAGTCCATCGATCGATTGAACGACTCCGTTTTCCGGTTCTGCGAGGCCTACAACGCCAACACCCTGCCCCGCATCGACAGCCGACTGCGAAGGGCCGGTACGCGGCCCGTGGTGCGTTACGACCTGTGGTCGCGCATTCGCCCGGAACAGATCCGGGAGATGCCGGACAAGAGAATCCTGGGGCGGCTGATGGAAGGGCGGATCGAGCCCCGCACCATCACGGAGCAGCTCTATATCGAATACAAACACCCAATGGGCGAGCGTTCCTACGTGTACGATGTCCGCCACTGCGAGGGGTTGCAACCGAAGGATAAGGTCCAGGTATCGCCGCTGATCCTTTCCGGGCGCGATATTCGTGTGCGCTTCGAGACGCACGGGGGGGAGGAAAAGACCTGGCGCCTCTCGCCGATAACAGAGTACGACGAATACGGCTTTCCCCTCGACCTGCCGGTCTGGGGCGAGGGATACCGCTCGCCGCCCAGGACGCCCGCCGATCACAATATGGATAAGCTGGACGAGATCGCCTACCCCGGACGCGACGCGAAGGCGGCGCGCCAAAGGCAGGAGACGCCCTTCGAGGGGGCGCTGGACGCCATCTCGCACCTTCACCGGATCGAAACACCCACCCGGCTACCGAGAAACGGCGCGCGGATATCCGTCGAGGCCCCCGAGGATATCCGCCCGCCTGTCCCCCTCACCCGCGCCCTGATGCGCCTCACCGAGGCCCTCGGGCGCCCATTGACGCCAAAAGAGAACAAGGATCTCCGAGAAAGGCACCCGGAGGGCATCCCGGAGGAGGAACTCGCCCGCATGGAGGCGACCGAAGAGAAAGAGACCACGCCACGACTACGGGTAGTGAAATGAAAGAACATCCACTCAAGACGATCCTGCGCGAAAACGACATTCCCCAACGCGAACTCGCCGATTGCCTCGGCGCCAGCGAGACCACCATCAGCCTGTGGCTCGGGAACGACAGGGAATGCAATGCTCCCGACCGGGACGCGCGGGTTACGCGATTTCTAATCGAAAAGGGCGCTATTCCGCCAACGCGAAAGGGTTGGCGCCCGGACACGACGGGGACACCCCCACCCACGACGAAACAGAAGGATATCGAGATGTACCTGACAAGACAGCGCCTGGACAAAGAGACCTTGCAGCATTTCCGCCTGTTCCAGGACCCGTTCCAGAACGAGGTGCAGGAAAGGGCGGACGTCTACCTGACCCGCGATGCCCATTACGCGCGCGAGGCCATGTGGCAGGGGAAAAGCCGAAGCTTCCTGGCCATTCTGGGGGAGCCCGGCTGCGGCAAGACCATTTTGCGCCGGGATCTCTTCCAGCGCGCCCAGGAAGAGGACCAATCCCTCATCATCATACAGCCCTATGTCACGGGCATGGAGGAGCGCGAAGACCGGGGCAAGCCCCTGCGCGCCCGACACATCGCCGAGGCCATCATCGACACCCTCTCGCCCGGCGCCAGGATTCCCCAATCCTCCCAGCGCCGGAACCGCCTGGTGCACGAGCTACTGCGCGCCTCCCACCAGGGCGGCGCCACCCATGCCCTCATCATCGACGAGGCGCAATCGATCCCGAAGCCGACCCTGTGGCATCTGAAGCGCCTGATCGACGAGACCCGCGACGGACACGCCCAGACCATCGGCGTGATCCTATTGGGGCAAACCAAGGAACTCGGCGCCAAGCTTTCCCCCCAGGACGCCACCGTGCGCGAGGTCACCCAGCGCATCGGCATCATCACCCTGGGGCCGCTGGACAACGAGATCGGGCCGTATCTCGCCCATAAATTCAAGCGCCACAAGGTCGACCCGGACAAGATCATGGAAAAGGACGCGCCGGATGCCCTGCGCACGCGCCTGACGCTTGCGGGGCGGAATCGAAACGGACGGGACGCCGCCAGCATCGCCTACCCCCTGGCCGTCAACAACCTGATGACGGCGGCCATGAACGCGACGGTCCGCATCGGCGGCCAAAAGGTCACCGGCGAGATCATCACGGAATTGTAACGACATCGAAACACAAACCAATAGGATAGAACCATGCCACAAGGCAATCTCCAGACCCGCGACGAGAACCCGGAAGGATACCGATCAAACCAAAGCGGCTTCCTGCTGCCGATAACGATGGCGCCAGGGCAAAACTCCGGAAAGGAAGATGAAATACCGGAAGGATGCCCGCGAACGCCGAACCGGGGAAAGGAAGATGACATCCCGGCAGGATACCTGCGAAACCCACAGGGGCATTTGATCCCGATGGAGATGGTGCCCCCGCTGGAGCGGGAAAAAGACGAACTCGTCCGGGAACTGACGGAAGCGGCAAGGCGGCTGAATCGAAGCATCCGCGCGTACAAGCTGCGCGTGATGGCGGATGTTAAGGCGTACCTGGAACGCTCCCTGGCGCGGTATAACGTCAAGCCGCGCGGCGCCAAGGGCAACCTCACCCTCACCAGTTTCGACGGCGCCCTCCAGATCAAGATCTCCACCGCCAACCGCGTCGACTTCGACGAACGCATCCAGGCGGTGCAGGCGCTGGTATACGCGTGCCTGGATGAATTCACGGAAGGCAGCCGAAAGGAGGTCAAGGTGCTGATCGAGGATGCGTTTCGCAGCAATCAGGACGGGATCATCAGCTCCACGCGCGTACTGAGACTGCTGCGGCTCGATATCGACCACCCGACCTGGAAGGCGGCCATGGATGCCCTGCGCGACAGTATCCAGGTGGTATCTAGCAAGGAGTATCTACGGGTCTACGAACGCGACACCAACGAGGAGTCCTTTCGCATGATCCCCCTCAATGTGAGCGACGCGTGACTACGAATTACGAGGTAATTACGAATTACGAGTTACGAGTTACGAATTACTCCGTTATCTGGAAAATTTTCGACAAAACGATCAAGAAATATCAAGGAAATATTAGTTACTGGATTCCCGCTTATCAAGGGAATGACGGGAGAGTAGGCGAAAATCTTTGGTTCCGGCTTGGCCGGGTTGGGAATCACGAACCGGAAATGACCGCAGGTGGAGCGCCCCGCGCATCCACCAGGGAGCAACAACATGAAAACACGCCAACGCATCGATGGCGATTCGGGAAACGACAGGAACAACGCGCTCGCCCGCATCCATATGATCATCAAGGCGCTCGGCATGGAGGAGGATACCTACCGGGCGCTGCTGCGGGACGCGACCAGGAAGGATTCCGCCCGCGACCTTTCCTCGCGAGAGCGAAGGCTCGTCCTTTCGCGCCTGGAAGATCTCGCCAGGCAGAACGAGACCCGGACAACCCACTGGCCGCTGCCAAAAGACGCGCCCCCGCGCTACCGGGCCATCCGCGCCAAATGCTTCGCGCTGGGGGCAGGAAAGGCCTACGCACTGGAAATCCTGCGACGCATGGAACAGGCGCCCCCGGCGCGACTGGAAGACGCGAGCGACGATCAGCTCACCCGCGTCCTCGGGGCGCTGCGCGCGCAGGAAGCGCGGGAAGAAGAACGGGGAGATGTAGAGGATAGTAAACAGTATTTGTAGGTTGGGTTAGGCGCGTCAGCGCCGTAACCCAACAAAAAATCCAGCGTAGGGTGGAGCAGGCCGAAGGCCGCATCCACCTTTTTAGTCCGTTACCGAGAAAATCTTCGACAAAACGATCAAGAAATATCAAGGAAATATTAGTTACTGGATTCCCGCTTTTGCGGGAATGACGGGAGAGTAACCGCAGGGTGGATCGCCCGCGCATCCACCAAGAATGAAAGAGGATCGAAACGAACATGACAGGCAAGCAATACAAGGCCGAATGCCCAGGGTGCCACCTTACGGGCGATATCGTGGATTTTCTGATCGGGCCGGAAAAGGAGGCGGTGACCCGCGCGATCCTGCGGTTTCCCGACGACATCGGCGCGCGGGTATATCACTACCTGGATCTGTTTCGCAATGGCAAGAACGCCATCCAAACGGGAAAGGCGCTGCAGATTGCCGGGGAACTCGCGGACATTCTGGAAAGGGGTCGACTGCAATACAAAAGGCGCACCTTTCGCATCAGTGAGGCGGTGTTTCGTAACGCGCTGGAATCCGTATTCCAAAACCTCGCGAGCGGCGCCCTCAAGCCACCCCTCAAGGATAACGGATACCTCTTTCCCATCCTGGCCGCCAAGTCCGAGGAGGCCGCCGCTGCCCTCGAAAAGCGCCAGGAGGAAGAACGAGGGATCGGGCGGCGCCGGGCGGCTGCGACCCCCGCGCGTGAATCCACGCCGGACGCCAGGGAATCGGCGGACGCGGCGGCGGCGCGAGATATCTTATTTAGAGACTACGGCATCAAAAGAAAATGATCCCGCATGTTCTTCGCCTCACCGGATGCCCGCCGCCGAAAAAACCCCTGCAACCCGCGCGGGACATTCACCCCATCGTGCGGCGGATCTTCCTGGAGGCAAATGACATGGGCTGGACGCGCAAGCGCCTGTCCTTCGAGATGAATGTAGACACCCGCACCATCCGCCGCTGGGAGCGCGGCGAGGGGAAAATGCCCCGTCTCGATCAGGTGGCGGGCATCCTGGAAAGGATGGGGCTCTCCCTCAGTATCGAGGACACCTAGCCGCCCGGCAACAAAGACTCCCCCGAACCCGGTTTCGACCGGACACGGATGCCTACCCCCATCCCGGATAGTCCCTGTATCATGCTCTCTCCAACCCATTGTACCTGGAGAGAAATTCAATGCAGCATATCGATCTGACGCCACACTTCAATCTCCTGGAGTTCGTCGCCTCCAGCACCGCGCTCAAGTCCGGCATCGACAACACGCCGCCAAAGCGCGTCATTAAACGCCTCTCCCGGACGGCGGCAGGCATGGAGGAGGTGCGAGCCCTCTTGGGCGGTAAACCCATCACCATCACCTCCGGCTACCGTTGCCCGACGCTGAATTCGCACCCCATGATCGGGGGTAAACGGCGCTCCGGGCACACCCTGGGCGAGTGCGCGGATTTTATCGGCCCAGCTTACGGATCGCCCACTGAGATCGCTTACGCCATCGCCGAAAGCGAAATCCCCTTCGATAAGCTTATCGACGAGGGGCGCTGGGTGCATATCCGCTTTCATGCGGAACGGGCGCGGCGATTGGTCTTCACGGCGCTGCGCGATACAGGCGGGCGGGTTATCGATTACCAGGCGGGGCTTGTCTGATTACCCATGTCACTATCGATAACACCCGTGCGTGGTAAAGCAATAGCGCGCCCTAGACCTGCAGGAGACCGAAACCATGGATAAGATCGATATCCCCTTTCTGCTGGTCGCGTTCGGTGGCGTAGCCGCTTTCCTGATCATTGGCTTGTTCGGGCTCTTCAACTGGTGGATGAAGAACGAATATGTGCGCGTGCATCGGGCCCAGGAGATGGAGGCGCGCCTCCTCGATCGCCTGGACGAGGAGGCCCGGACCCACAAGGGCGAGATCAAGGAACTCGACGCCCGCATGGACGCGATGCAGGCCACCATCGCCAAGGTGTCGGCCATACTGGAAAGCCTGCCGAATCTTGCGAGTGAACTCAAGGAAATCAGGCGGGAAATCGGCCAGAGCCATGCAGCGCTCGCGGGTTTTCGCGGGGAGTTCAACGGGGTAAAAGAACGATTCGACGCCCTGGACCACGCCCTGCGCAACAAGGGCCTGAATACCTGAACCGTTCGATAAAAGGAAAACACCATGCAGGCAATCGCAAACCAATACAACAAAACGCTCACGATCAAGCGCCGCCTCGCCATCCTGCGGCACCTGCTGGAAAGGCAGGATCGGATGGATAACGACGGCGGCATCCGAAAGATGCTGGAAGAAGGAGGGGACCCCATCAACCGCCTGCAATTGCAGGCGGAATTGCACTCCCTGCACCATGATCATCTCCTCATCAACCGCATCAGGGTTTCCGGCACGAATCTTCATGTCAACATCCTGAGTGAACGGGGTCGGGACGTCGCCAGCGGCGACGCCTCCCACCCCGCGCTCCTGCCGGACTAGTCCCATGGCCCGCGTCAGCAAGGTTTTCGGGCTGCCCCAGGCGCTGCAAGACGAATTGGACGAGCGATTGGTCGAAAGCGGCTTCGGCGATTATGCCGGGCTCTCCGGCTGGCTTCTGGAATGCGGCTACAAGATCAGCCGCTCCGGGCTGCACCGTCACGGAAAGAAACTGAAGGACGGCTACCAAAAGAGCATGGCGCGGGCGCGGGAAAATCAGGCCATGGCCCGCGCGTTCGCCCAGGAGGACGATGGCAGCGTACTCAACGTCACCAGCGCCGCGCTGCGGGATGCCGTGATGGAGTTCACGTCCATCATCCAGGAAGAGGAGGACGATGTGGACGCGGCCATGGCGCGGATCAAGGAGCTTGCCAACACCATGCACAAGATCACCCGCACGCAGCTGGCCGAGGAGCAACGCCTGGCGCTGAAGAAAAGGCGCGCCGAGGAAAAGGACCAGGGCGGGGCCACCTTCGTGGTGGAAGGAATGACGGGGGGGTAACATGGCGCAAACCATCCGATTCAGCTATGCGGGCTCGCCCACCCTCCAAGCATTCGCGCGCTCGGACGCCTTCTTGCGCCAGATCATCGGCCCCTTCGGTTCCGGTAAGAGTTCCGCCTGCGTCGCGGAGATCGTGCGCCGCGCCCATCAGCAACAACCCGGCCCGGACGGGCTACGCAAGACGCGGACCGCCGTTATCCGCAACACGGAAAAGGAGCTACACAAGACCACCGTCAAAACCGTGCTCGAATGGTTGCCGGAAAGTGCCTTCGGGCGCTTCAACAAGAGTGAACTCGTCTATTACGTGACCGGGTTCCAGGGCGTCTCTCTCGAAATCCACTTCCTGGCCCTGGATAGGCCCGATCAGGTGCGCGACCTGCTGTCGGCGGAATTCACCTTCGCGTGGGTCAACGAATCCCGCGAGATCCAGCGCCCCATCGTGAATGCCCTGACGGGGCGCGTGGACCGCTACCCTTCCCGACGCGAGGATGGCGTCGGCGCGACCTGGGCCGGGGTGTTCATGGACACCAATCCACCCCCCTGGCGACATTGGATCGTAGATGTCTTCGAGAAAGGCGCCGAGGGCGGAAAGCTGGTGGATACGGGGGACGCGGAACTGGATGCGCTGCTGGAAGAGAGGCTGGCGGGCGATCCGAACGCCCGCCCCCAGATCTTCCGGCAGCCCTCCGGTCTGTCGGCGGCGGCGGAAAACCGCGCGCACCTGGCGGATAACTACTACCCCCGGATCTGCATCGGCAAGGGCCGGGACTGGATCAAGGTCAATGTGGAGGCGGAATACGGCTTCGTCCAGGATGGGATGCCCGTCTTCCCGGAATACAAGGACAGCCTGCATTGCCGGGAGATCGAACCGATACCGGGACGCAGGATCTGGCGCGGATGGGACTACGGACTCACCCCCGCCTGCGTCTTCATCCAGACCACCGCCAATGGGCAGTTTCGCGTGATCGATGAGATGGTGGCGACGCGGGCGGGCATCGAAACCTTTACGGACCGCGTGATCGAATACTGCGCAGAAAAATACCCCGGTTACGAATTCGAGGATATCGGCGACCCGGCAGGCGCCACCCCGTCCCAGACCGATATGCGGACCTGCTACCAGATCCAGCATGCCAAAGGGGTGCTGGTGCGACCCGGCAGGCAAAGCGTCACCTTGCGCCTCGCGAGCGTTCGGGAACCCTTGACGCGCCTTATCGACGGGGAGCCGGGTTTTGTTGTCTCGCCGCGCGCGGAATTGATCCGGGAGGGTCTGCAGGGCGCCTACCGCTACAAGAAGGCCGATAGCGGCGACCAATACAAGAAAGAGCCGGAGAAGAATGCCTTTTCCCATCCCCATGACGCCATGCAATACGTGGCCACCGAGATCCATGGCGATACCGTCCTGCTGGGGGACGCCGCCCATGCGCCGGTGCAGACCCACGCCAGCACCTACGCGCCGGGCGCGGACTTCGACCCCATGGCGCCGCTGGAGGGGGGGTTCGACCCCTACACCGCGCGGATCTGACGAAAACGACAAACGGAAAACCCTTATGAGTGGAATCATTCGATCAATCTTCGGCGGACCGAAGATGCCCACGCCCTCGCCCGCGCCGACCGCCGACGAGATCAACGACGAGGCCGAAAAGCGGGCCAAGGAAAAGAAGGAAAAGCTCGCTAAGCGACGGGGCGCCGGGATGGGCGGGACGCTGCTTACCACCGGCTCCGGGATTACCGGCGCGCCGAACAAGAAAACCAAGCAACTGATGGGCGAGGGCTGAACGAATGCAGGACAAGCGGGCCGCCAACATTCTCGAACTGTACGAAAATCTGGAAACGGATCGCCAGACCATCGCGCCGGTGCTCCAGGAGATACGGAACTTCATCATGCCGCTGCGGGATTCCGTCACGTCCGGGCGGCGCGCGATGGGCGAGGCCGTCTCCGTTCATCGGCGGGACTCCACCGCCTGCTACGCCCAGGAACTCCTTTCCACCGCCATCGTCGGCGCCCTGATGCCCGATGGGGCGCCGGACATGAAGCTTATCCCCCGCGAGCCCGCATTGCAGGAAGACCTCCCGACCCGGACCTGGCTGGAGGACGCCTCCCGACGCATCGAGCAGGATCTAACGGGGATGCACGGCAATTTTCGGGAGGAGGCCATGGCCGCCATTACCGACGCCATCGGGTACGGCACCACCGCCTTCTTCACCGAGGGGCTCCCCCCGAACCCCTTGGGCAATTTCGGCGGCTTCCGGTTCGAGACCTGGGAGCCCCGGCAATACGTATTCACCGAAGGGAATGCGGGCGTGGATACCGTCTACCGCGAACTCAAGCTGACGGCGCGCCAGGCATGGGGAAAGTTTAAAAAAGAACCCGGATTCCTCGGCCTCGGAGAGCGGATGGAAAAGGCACTGGAATCCGACAAGCCAGAGGATATCAGGCGGGAATTTTCCTTCATCCAGGCCATCGAACCCAACCCGGACCCGGAAAGCGGCAAGACCTTCGCGGCCCGATTCCCCATAGCGAGCACGTATATCTGCAAGGAAGACAAGCGGCGCGTCCTGGAAGGCGGCTACCGGGAGATGCCCGTATCCGTCGCGCGCTGGAGCAAGCTTTCCGACGACAAGGGGTGGGGGCGGGGCCTCGGCTGGCTCGCGCTACCCCATCAAAAGACCCTGAACAGGACGGAAGAGATCGCCATGCGGTCCTTCACCAAGGATCTCGCCCCCCCGCTGGTGTTGCCCCATCGCGGCATCGTGGGGCAGGTGAACACCGCGCCCAACGCCATCTTGCATCTCGATACGAACCACGCCGGGAACATGCGCCCTTACTACCTGGCATCGAACATCAACTGGCAGGGCAAGGAGATGATGGACCGCAAACACCAGGAGATCATCTATCGCATCTACCTGGTGGATCAGCTGCGCCTGGATGAAAAGACCGGACGAACGGCGACGGAAGTCGAATACCGGCGCAGCATCATGCTGCGGCTGCTGGGGCCGGTCCTTTCGCGCTTCGTCCCGGAGCTTTTCAATAGCACCCTACTACGGGTGTTCGCCATGAAGCTGCGGGCGGGGGCGTTCCCCCCCCTTCCGCCCGCGCTTGCCGAGCACGCCACCCGCCAGAACGGGGAGATGGAGATCGACGTGGAATACCAGGGGCCCATCGCCCAGGCGACCCGGATGCAGGAACCCGTCGCCATCCAGAACACCCTGGAGATGGGCTCCGCCATCGCCCAGGCGACGGGGGACGCCAGCGTGCTGGATAACCTGGATACGGATAATGCCTTCACCACCGCCGCCCTTCGCCTGGGGGCGCCCGCCAGCCTCCTGCGCGACCCGAAGGCGGTTTCCGAGATACGGGAGGCGCGCGCGCGCCGCGAGGCCGAACAAGGGGCGCTGATCGAGGCCGAGCAGGTGGCGAACATCCAAAAGACGGCGCAAGAAGCGGGGCAGATGACATGAATCCACACGACGCGAACGACATCATCACGGCATACCGAAGGTGCTTTTCCGGCCCCCTGGGGGAGATGGTTGCCGAAGATATCCGGCAATCCTTCCTCCTGGGGGAGCCGATTTCCCCGGAGCTTTCGGATATCCCGCATCCCTATCGGGAATACGCGGTGCTCGGGATGCGCATGGCGGCGCAAAAGATCCTGGGCATCATCGAGATGACGCCACTAACCGAGAAAAAAGAGGAAGAAGAATATGCCTGAAGAAACCACCACCCCGGAAGGCGGTCAGACCACGGAAACCATGGATCGAACCCAGGACGCGGGTTCCGACTGGCGGGCGCAGATCCCCGAGACGCTGCGCGAAGACCCCCTGCTCTCCGACATCGCGGATATCGGCGCCCTCGCCGAGGGCTATATCGGAACGAACCGCCTGATGGCCGCGCGCATCCCGATCCCGGGCCAGGATGCGCCCGACGAGGTCCGCGCGGAATTCAAGGAGAAGCTGGCCGAGGTGCCCGGCGTCCTGTTGATGCCGGAAGATACCGAAAACGCCGAGGCCATGAATGATCTCTGGCGCAAGCTGGGGCGCCCGGAAACGCCGGAGGATTACCAATGGGACGCGCCGACGCTTCCGGGCGACTATCAACTCACCGAGGCCGAGGCCGAATACGATAAGCAGGTGACAAAGGACTTCCTGGCGGCGGGGCACGGGCTGGGGCTCACGGGGACGCAGGTCAAGGGCGTGATGGCCTGGTACGGAAGGCTCCAGGGCGACGCCATCGCAGCGCGCATTTCCGCCTTCGACGGCGCCGAGGCGTCGCTGAAAACCGAATGGGGCGGGGCCTTCGACCACAACACCGGCATCGCGCGCGCCGCCCTCCGGGAGTTCGCGCGACCGGAAGAGGTAAAGATGCTGGAGGGCGAGATGGGCAACAACCCGGCCCTGGCGCGCATCCTGTACGAGGCCGGGCGCCGCTCCCTGGAGGCGCCCGTCCTCCGGGGCAAGGGACCCGACGCGCCCATGACGCCCCTGGAGATCAAAGACAAACTCACGGAGCTACGCACCAACCCCGCCGCGATGGATAAACGCGACCCGGCCCACGAGCGCGTGGTGCGCGAGATCGAGCACTACACGAAGATGCTCCCGGAGGAATAGGTCCCGAGAGGGCCTTTCGAAAGCTTTCGAAAGGCCCTGAATGCGGCAAGACACCCGAACGCCAAGGGTCGCGCCGAAAACGCCGGGAAACGGCGGAATTTCGCGCCCCACGATCGACAGACCACAATAGAACAAAAGAAGGAATCAAAAGATGGCAGAACAAACCGGCAGCATAGAGACCTGGCGCGTAAAGGCCTTTCGAGAGAATGTTCGCTACGCCGTGGGGCAGAAGGAATCCCGACTCTCCCCTTACTGCGATCAGGATGGCGACCAGATTGGGGACCTGACCTTCTTCGATAACATCGGGCAGGCGCTACCCCAAAAGAAGACCCAGGACAAGACCGACAGCCCGGACATGGAACTCGATCACGGGCGCCGGGCGGCCAGCTACGAATCCTATGAATGGGGCACCCTCATTCCGAAGAAGGCAAAACTGGAGACCCTGCACGATCCCGCCAACAAATACACGGTGGCGGCCACCCACGGCTTCAATGTGCGCAAGGACGACGAGATCATCCGGGCCGCCTTCGCCCCCGCGCGGACAGGGGAAAAGGGAGACACCATAGTCACGTTCCCGAGCCGCCAGATCATCCCCCATAACAATGAGGGATTGACGCTCGACAAGCTCCTCCTGATGAACCAATGGTTCGCCGAGGACGACGTGGAGATGGAAAAAAATCGGATGTGCATCATCAGCGCCGCCCAGATCACGGATCTGCTCAAGATCCCGGAGATACAAAGCGCGGAACAAAACATGATCAAGACCCTCTATCATGGAAAAATCGTGTATTTCATGGGGTTTCATTTCGTGCACAGCCAGAAGCTCGACAAGGACGAGAACGGCAACCGCAAGGTGATCGCCTTCCTGGATGGCGCCTTCGGGCTCGGCAAGCCGGGGAACATCGAGGTCAATATCGCCCCGGACCCCGGAAAGAGTTTCCGCACGCGGATCTACATGGAGATGGAGATCGGCTCCGTGCGCAAGGAGGATAAGTATGTGCTACAGGTGCTCTGCAAGGAGCCCGTCAGCACGCGCCCGGCGTAAGCGACGACGCCACGCCGACAGAAGAACGCATAAGAACGTAAGGAAAAACCATGGCCACTACCCAGCAGAAATCCATCCAGATCGCCAACGGAGATAAGTTCCCGTCCATCTTCAACCACGCCACCGAGGAAAACGGGCGGGTTCGCGCATCCGTATTCGACTTTACGCAAGACGGCGCGGGGGACGCGGGCTCCACCGCGCTACTCATTCGCCTGCCAGCGGGTCGGGTCCGTGTCCTATCCCATCTTTCCACCATCCGATGTTCCGCCTTCGGCGCGGGCGCGACCCTGGACGTGGGGTACGCGGCCCATGAAAACTTCAAGGGAGATGCCGTCGCCGCCGACCCGGACGCCATCGCCGATGGCATCGACGTTTCGGTGGCGGCGCAATCGTCCCTCGGGGGCATCGGCAATGGGGTCGAGAGCCCGAGCGTGCTAGTCCCTTCGCGCGACCGGGCCGTCATCCTGGCGACCTGCCAGGGGGCGGCCATCCCGGATGGGGCCACGTTGACGGGCGTCATCTATTACGTGAACGATTGATCCGGTAATAGTGGATGCGCGGAGCTTATCCATCCTACGGCCCCGAATCGGGACTGTTGTTTCATAGTAAGTAGTTACGAGTCACGAACCGAAAACGGCACGGGAAGAGAACGATGTCGAGTGAAACGGATCTGTGCAATCGCGCCCTGCTGCTATTGGGCGACAAGCGTATCGGCTCTCTTGCCGAGGACAGCAACCGGGCGATGCTGTGCGCGCAATACTACGCGCCTTCGCGGGACGCCCTGCTGGAGACGCACCCCTGGAACTTCGCCGCCCGCCGCGCCCGACTCGCCCGCGAAGCGACGGAACCCGCCTTCGAGTTCCGGTATGCCTACGCGCTGCCCGCCGCGCCCTGGTGCCTGCGGGCGCGCGCGGTATACGACTACGATGACCCCTGGCAGGTGGAAGGGAGGATTCTACTTTGTAACGCTTCGACCTGCCGGATACGCTACACCGCCCGCATCACGGACCCTGGCCTCTTCCCGCCGCTCTTTTCCGAGGCGCTCGCCAATCTTCTCGCCCACCGGATCGCCTACGCGCTGACCGGGAGCCAGAACGCGCGCGCGGAGCGGGATTTCGAGAAGAGCCTGATTGAAGCCATGGGCGCGGAGGCAAGGGAAGGGACGCCGGACACCCTAAACTACCCCGACCTATGGGACGCGGAATAACCCCGACCCGCGAACCCCTTGAGGAGCCGAACGATGTCGCACTTTACGCTACGCCCCATCCAGACGAATTTCACGGGCGGCGAACAGACGCCGAAGCTCGCCGGACACGTGGACGCCAAGCGCCGGACGAACGGCTGTCGGCAGATCAAGAATTTCACGGTAGATGTCACCGGCATCGCCAAACGCAGGCCCGGCGCCCGGCATATCGCCATGGCCCTGGACAATACGTATCCCTCGCGCCTGATGGATTTCCTGTTCGATGTGGATCAGACGTACGTGTTCGAATTCGGGGACAGGAAACTACGCATCCTCCATGGCGGCGGACTCATCGCGGCGGCGGCCAGCGCCCCCGTGAACAACCCGGATTTTTCCGGGGGCGCCTCGGGATGGACGGTGAACGGCGCCGTCTGGTCCGCTGGCGCCATGATGATGACCGCCAGCGGCCACGCGATCTCCCAGGCTATTACAACCTCGGACGCGGGCAAGGAACACATCCTGCTGCTGGATATGATCGATAATGGGGGGTTGTCCGAGGTATCCGTCACCATCGGCGCGGGCGCCGGGGGGACGGAATACCTCGATGTCTCGCGCGAGGACGGATATCATTCCCTCGCCTTCACGCCCACCGCCGCCACGTTCCATCTGCGCGTCGCCTGGAAATCCGGGACGCCCCAGCTCTCGCGCGTAGGGCTCGCAAGCGGCGCGCTGATCCTGGGCTCGCCCTTCGGGAAGGACCATATCCAGGATCTGCAACACGACGCCAGCGAGGATATCACCTTCATCGCCCACCGGGACTACAAGCCCCGCAAGCTGGGGCGCCATGGACACGCCTCCTGGTCCCTGACCCCCTACCGCCCTGCGAGCGACCCCTTCACGGGCGCGGGGCGCTACCCGCGCGCGGTCCGCTTCCACAAGGGGCGGCTATGGTTCGGCGGCGCGAGGCAAAAGCCGCGCACGCTATGGGCCTCCCAATCCAAGGCGCCCTTCGACATGACCACGGGCGCCGAGGACGAAAAGGCCCTGGTCTTCACGCTGCTGGAGCAAAACCCCATCCTGTGGCTCGCGAGCGGACGGGATCTCGCGCTCGGAACGCTCGGCAACGAACAGGCCATCACCGGCGATGACGGGCTCATCACGGCCACCAATATCGATGTTTCCCGGCATACCTCCCATGGCTCCAGCCGGGTCGCGCCCGTCCAATACAACAACCAGATCCTGTTCGTGGACCGCTCGACGCGACAGCTACGGGCATTCGCCTACGACTACGCCAATATCGACGGCTACCGAGGGCCGGACATCAGCCTGTGGGGAGAACACCTTCTCCAGGCGGGCGTTCATGGCCTGGCGCTCGCCGCCAAGCCGACGCCGACCCTCTGGCTGCATGACGAAGACGGACGGCTGCGCGCCCTGACCTACGAACCGGAGCAGGACGTTTTGGCCTGGCACGACCACCCCCTGGGCGGGGATGGCCGGGTGGAATCCATGACCACCACCCCTTTCTGGCGCTCGGATCGGCTGTATCTGGCCACCCGGCGCGAATTCGACGGGCAAACGATACGTACGCTGGAATACCTGGAGGATGGCGAATGGGACGGTATCGAGGATGCCTTTTACGTGGATGCGGGGCTCAGTTACGCGGGGGACGCCAGCGCCGCGTTCTCCGGGCTCACCCACCTGGAGGGACAGACCGTCTCCATCCTGGCGGACGGCATCCCCCATCGCCCCCTGGTGGTGCAAGACGGCGCCGTTACCCTGGACCACCCGGCTGGCGCCTGCCACATCGGGCTCGGCTACGAATCCGTCATCGAAACGCTGCCCCTGGAGGTCCAGACCCAGGCGGGCACCGCCCAGGGCGCCCGGAAATCCTGGCGGGGCATTTCCGTCCGACTACTGGAATCCATGGGCGGAACGCTCGACGGGCAGGAGATCCTATACCGAACCCCCGGCGACGGCATGGATCAGGCGATCCCCCCCTTCACCGGCGACAAGGAGATCGACGATCTCGGCTGGGACGACGAGGGGACCGTCACCATCCAACAGACAGACCCTTTACCTATGACGGTGCAAGCCATTTTCGGCAAGGTAAAGATGGCGTAACCACGCGATGCATATCATCGACTTCGAACCGGAACATCTTTCCGCCCTGCGGATACGGGAAGAGACCCATGGCCTGTCCCCAGCGGGATTGGCCGCGTATGCGGAGAAGCTGAAAAACGGCGGGCTGACGATGAAAGATAGCGAAGAGATACTTTGCTGCGCCGGGGTCTTACCGCTTTGGGAGGGTCTTGGCGTCGCCTGGGCCTTCGTGGACGCGGAGCGCCCCCGGCGCCGCGCCCTGGCCTTCCACCGGGCCATCGTCCGTTATCTCGAAACGATCCGGGCGAGGGGCCAATACCGGCGCATACAGACCACCTGCCTTGCGCGGGACGCCGCCGCCCGGCGCTGGCTTCGGATGATTGGGTTCCGGGAGGAGTGCGTCCTGGAAAAATACGCGCCCGATGGCGAGGCCCATGTGTTGTATGCGTTTTTCGGGGAATCGCGAGAAGACGGACGCGGGGTGGATCGCGCCATCCGCCAGTAATGGGGGTATGAATTACGAATTACGAATTACGAATTACAAGTAATCGCAGGGTGGATCGCGCCGCGCATCCACCTTTGGGGATATCGAAACAACTTGAACGAAGACATCGAAATGAGCAAAAGAAAACCAAGAAAAGAAAAGCTTGAAATCACGAAGTGGCTTAACACCGAGACCAAGGAAGTGCTTTATGGTATTAACTTGCGCCTTGGGAAGAGACGAGAATGGCGCCTTATCTCCAAATGTAAGCCCGTTTTATTCAATGCGATGAATGAAGCGGAAAAGGCTTTGCGCGAGATAAAAGACGAAATCAAAGAATATAAAGTACAGTAACCGTAGGGTGGATAAGCTCCGCGCATCCACCATTCATGAAAATACATAACCATAAAATCCAGGGAGAAAAACCATGGTAATCAGCGCCCTCACCGGACTCGTCAGCGCGGGCATCACGGCCTTCGCCGAGAACAGGAAGGAAAAGATCAAGCAAAAGGCCATCACCTTGCAAAAGAAGACGGAAATGCTCCAGCAAAGGGACGCATCGGATGCCGAATGGGAAAACACCGCCCTGCGCGGCGCCCAGGATAGCTGGAAGGATGAATACCTGACCGTGATATTCACGCTGCCTTTTATTTTGCTGCTGATCGGCGCCCTGTTCCCTTCGACCGGCATCACCGACAAGACGAAGGAATTCATGGACACCATGACGGACGCCCCGGACTGGATTCAGCACATCCTGACGATCATCGTCTACGCCTCTTTCGGGCTCCGGGGCTTCAAGAGCCTCCCGACTATTTTCCGAAAAGGCAAGTAGCCCCATGAGCTTTCTGCCTGCTTTTCTTAGTACAGCCACCGCGACAACAGCCACCGCGACAACCGCCGCAGCCGGAACCGCCGCCGCGACAACGGCCGCCGCAGCCGCCGCGCCAACTTTCCTCGGCATGGGCGCTGGCGCACTCAATACCCTCGGCCTGGGACTCTCGGTCAGCGGCGCCCTGTTGGGCGGGATCGGCGCCAACCGGACCGCCGAATACAACGCGAATCTGGCGATGATGAACGGGGAACAGGAAGGCGAGCGCGCCCGACAGGAGGCGGAGCGTCGCAGGCGCCTGCTGAAACGGGAGATGGGGACCGCTATCGCCCGCTATGGGGCCTCTGGCGTGAACCTCGAAGGCTCGCCCCTGGAGGCGCTGGAAGAGATTACGCGCATCGGCGAGGAAGACGCCCTTTCCCTGGAGGCGGGGGCGAATATATCCGCCTGGCGGGGCGAGGCGAACGCGGCGAATTATCGCGCCCAAGGGACGGGCCAAATGACGGATGCGGCGATCAAGGCGGGCAGCAGCTTCCTGACCTACGGCATGAACAGGATAGGGCAATGAGAATCCAGATCCCACGGGAACGATACGGACTCCCCGACAGCAGCGGCATCGCGCCGCGCGACATGGGTTCGGCTGCGAGCGCGGGACGGGCCCTATCCGATCTCGGGCGGGTGACGATGCGCGCGGCCAGCGCATGGGAAGCGCGGCAACGGGATCTGGAGCTTTCCGCCGAGAGCGCGAAAAGGATCACCGAAGCCAAACTGGAAACGGATGCATTCCTGCGGGAAAGGGAAACCCCCGGCGCCCACGCCACCCTGGAGCAGGACTTGGCGGCGCTACACAAGGAGCGGCTGGCGGGGCTTGCCGAGATCCGGGATACCGAGATCCGAGGCGCCTTGTCCCAGTCCCTCACCCTGCTCCATGGCGACGAGACCATCCGCGCCCGCTCCCAGGCGAGACGCCAGCGCACGGACGAGGCGCGGGCGAGCCTGATGGAAGGGCTCGGGAACCTTACGAAACTCGCCATCGAGACCGGGGACGAGAACGAGCGACGGGGCTATGTGGCGGCGGCGGGCGCCGCCATCGCGGAGCTTTCGGCGAGCGGCGCCCTTTCCGCGCAAGGGGCCGCCAAGATGCGCCAGCGCTGGCTTTCCAATCTATGGTCTGACTACTCGGCCCGCGCCATCACGGATGATCCGGCGCGCGCCCTGGCGGAACTCTCGCGCCCGGAAAACTTTTCCGGCATGGACGAGGGGACGCGCGCCATCCGCATTCGACAAGCGAGGACGGCAATCGGCCAACGGGAAAGGGAGGCCGGGCGGATGGACGCCCTTACCCGCGCCGTCCTGCGGGACGCCATGGAAGCCGATCTCGCCCGCGTCGAGCGCACCGGGGAATCCCGACTCGACGGACAAGACCTGGAGACCCTGGGGAAGCAGGACGCGGCCCTCTTCGCGCGGGAACGGTCGCGGGCGATGGAGCGCTTCGCCCGGACCCGGCAGATGCGCGCGGCGAGCCCCGAAGAGGCCGATGAACTCTTGGACCAGTGGCAAAAGGGCGACTTCACGCAATTCCAGGCAGCCGTGCGCGCAAGGCTCGGGCAGATCAAGGAGATGGAGGCGGATCCGGCCGCCTACGCCGCCGACACCCCGGGCGGACGGGCCTTTTCCCAGGCGATGGAGAGCGGCAAAATCGACGCGATCCGCCAGGGGGCCGCCTCCTTCCTGGCCGAACAGGAACACCTCGGCATCCCGGCGTCGGAGCGACGACTATTTTCCCAGGGCGCGGCCAGGCGGCAGGTGATGGACCTCCTGGAACGGGGGCACTCCGAGGGGGCCAATCGCCTTTCCGGAATGCAGCAGGCCTTCGGGAAACATTTCCCCAATATCATGCAATCCCTGGTGGCGGCGGGACTGCCCCCGGAGATGGAGGCCGTCACCTGGACCGATGATCCGGCGACGCGCAGGAGCATGACGATCGCCGCGCAAAACCGCAAGGACCTCCTGGCCGCGCTACCCGAGGGCGGAAAGACGGCCATCCGAGCGGTGCTCCGGGACGAACTCGAGGACTTTCGGGAGACCCTCTCCATCCTCGGACCGGAGGGCCGGGAGCTATCCTCGGGCGCCGGGACCCTGACCCGCGTCCGAGGGGGCGATGACTACCCTCGCGGCCCAATACGCCCTTTCCATGGACCCCTCGGCGGCGGCGGAAAGGGCCTACGAGGATCTCATCGGCGCGCGCTACGAATTCGAGGATGGCTACCGCTACCCGAAGACCCTGAACGGGTATCTCCTGCGGGCCGAGATGGAAGAGGCCCTGGCGGGGCTGGATGCATTCGGGCCGCTGATACCCGGTTCCGACGACGAAGACATCACCCAAGGGCAACAGCGAGCGGAATATCTTTCCGCCATCCAGGAAGATCCGCGCTGGCTGACGAACGAGGATGAATCGGGGCTCCTGCTGCTCGACCCCCTCGGCAACCCCGTCACCAACGAAAAAGGGGAGAAGCTCACGGTCCCCTTCCAATCATCCGATCCATAACAACCCACATCGCAACCTAATGCATGAAGGAGAAAATCATGCCGACACCAAAGACCGAGAACATGAAAGACGAAAAAACCGACGCCAACCCCGATCTCTCTGCGCTCATCGCGACCTTCATAAAAGGGCAGGAAACGATCGATCCGGCCTCCCTTTCCCATCCCGCCACGCGAACGGAAGGCGTAGACCCCTGGAAGCTACTCAATCTACGCGAGAACGCCGAGGTGGGCTGGCTGGAAAAGACCGAGATCCTGGAGATCCCAGGGGGCAGTCGGTGCATCCTGCGGGTCACCGTGGAAACGCCCAATGGCGTATCCACGGCCCTGTCGGAGATCCTACCCACGAATCGGCAGGCGCTATTGAATCTATAAGCCAACGGAGCGCCAGAAGGTGGATGCGCGGAGCTTATCCACCCTACGGCCCCTAACCCGACCTACGAATACGGAAAAAGAAGATACGCGAATGAAAGACGAAACGAACCACATTGCGGTTTCCCACCAATGGCTGGGAGAAACCCGGAAGGATGCCGCCGAATTCATCTGTAAATATTTCCCTTCGGCAAATATCCTGTGGGAGAAAGACGAAGAGCACGGGATCGTGCTGAAGGTTTCGGACCAGGGTGAGATTACGACAGCGCGCTGGGGAGATTACATCGTGCGTAGCGCGCCGGGAAATCATTATGCCTGCCCCAAAGAGATGTTCAAAAAAATCCGCGATACCGTGGACGAAGATAATACAGACGGGGACGCTTGCGCCACGCCCATGAAACCGAAACGGGAGGGCGCAATGGGCAATTACACCATCCGCATCCTGGGGAGCGAATACGCCGTCGCGCGCCGTGATATAGCGCGCGACAACATCATGGGGCAGATCGATAACATGACGCGCGGGATTACCCTCCAGGCGGGTATGGGAACGGAGGCGGAACTCCATGTGCTGCTGCACGAGGTGTTCCACGGGCTGGAATTCGCCCTGCATTTCCAACTGAAGGAGAAAATGCTCCATCGCCTGGCGAGCGGCATCCATGCCTTCCTGCTGGATAACCCTTCGGTTACCGAGGCGTATGGAAAAATCGCCCGGAACCCGTTGATCGCAACCTGTTGATCGCCTGCAAGGCCCAGGACGAATAACCCCCGATGATCACCACCCCCACGATCGAACACGACGCATCCCTGCATCGCGCGGGATACGACCGGCTGCGCATCGGGCCCGGAAGATATTTCCAGGAGGCGGCAAAGGCCGCCCTGCGGGAAGGGCCCCTTACCACCGATAGCCGCACACGGGCGGCGATAAGGGCGAGAACCGGAAAACCCGCGCCCATGGGTGCGGGGCAGTTCGGGTTCGAGATAGAGGATGTGCATATTCTTTTCCGCCCGCCTCCCAAACGATTGACAGAGGAGGCCTGGAAGGCGAGCCGCCACTACCGGGAGGATATCTCCTGGGAGGAACTCTCCGACCCCAGCCCGAGCGGAGAACGGATGGTGACCGAACCCTACGCGGCCCTGGTGCATGACGCCCGGAAGGAAGAGGCGCGGCGCCGGGATATCCTACGCCGGGGGCCGGGTGGATTTTGGGGCGGGGCAACGCGGCTTTCCGGCGCCCTGACGGGCGCCCTGCTGGACCCTGTGAACCTCACCATGATGTTCATGCCCGTCGTGCGGGAGGCTCGATACGCGCGGATGATGGCGGGCATGGGCAAGCCCCTTGCCAGGACCACGCGGGGGGCCGCCGAAGGCGCCACCTTCATGGCCCTCACGGAGCCGCTGGTGCTGCGGGCGGCGGAACTGGAGCAGGCCGATTACACGGCCCTGGATTCCCTGCAAAACATCGCCTTCGGCGCCGCGTTCGGCGGGGCGCTGCGGGCGGGCGGCGGCGCGCTCCTGGACGCCGGGCGCGCCATCGCCCCCCGGCTGCGCGGGCAGCATTTCCGCGCGGCGGTGCAGGACGTGGCCGAAGGGCGCCGAATGGACGCGGACACCGACATGATCGCCCGGACGCGACCGGAAGGCGAAATTCCCAGGGGCGAAATTCCCCGTGACAGGGCGCCAGATACGGCGCGCAACGAAATACCCGAGGGCGAAACGCCCCGAAATGGCGCGCCCGACACGAAGCGCGCCGAAGACCCGATGGCGCGGGACGCGCGGGAAGAGGGAGACGACCTGAAGAGGGAGATAATGGGGCGGCTGGACCCGGAGGATGCGCGGACCCTGCGCGAGGCCGATGCATTCGTCGAAAGGACCACCCATTACGGCGAGGCCCTGCGCCTCGCGGCGCGCTGCGCGACGGGGAGGATGCCATGACGCAGACGCAGACGAAGACGAAACCCGCCCGTTCCGCCTGCTTCGACGCCGTGCGCACGGCCATGGCGGGTAAGCTGGAGGCAAAGGATATCGAGGAGATCATCGATCTGGCCCGCGCCGCCGCCCTACGCCGAAAGTCGCAATCGGCCCTGGATAACGCGGATGACATGGTCATGAAGGACATGGACGATGTAGCGCGAGACATGGCGACGGCGGCGACCCTGGAAAGGCGCAACATGCTGCTGAACATCCAGGCGAGAGAGGGTATCCTGGCGCGGGTCGCGGAATACGACAATCCAGGGAAAGGCATGGCCGCCGTGCTGGTGGGGGAGCGGGGCAAGATGGGCCTATCCGTGGACGCGCGGGCCAAGGCGCTACAATCCAATTACGTGGGCGGGCTGCTGGCGGACCTGGAGGCGGCCAGGGTGCTGCCGAAACTTCGGCAGCGCGACAAGGAATTCAACCGACTCATCGCCAGGGAACTTTGGGAAATACGCCCGGACAAGACGGGGAAACCCGGCATCACCGGCAGCCGGGACGCCCAGGAGATCGCCCGCGTCATCCACAAATGGCAGGGCGTCGCCCTGGCGCGCCAGAACCGGGCCGGGGCCGCCATCAGAGAGATGCCGGGCTATATCGTGCGCCAGCGTCACGACATGATAAAGATAAGAAAGGCGGGCATGGCGCGCTGGATGGCGGACACCCTGCCCAAACTGGACGCGGAACGCACCTTCGGCGACGCGGACCCCGCGAAATACCTGGAAAGCGCCTACGAGGCCCTGGCGTCCGGCATCCATCTACGACACCGGGGCGCGGAGGGCATCGACGCGCTGACGGCCTTTCGCGGCCCCGGCAACCTCGCCCGGCGCCTATCCGAGCAACGCGTCCTGCACTTCAAGAGCGCGGATGACTGGTACGATTATCACCTCCAGTATGGCAGCCGCGACCTGATGGAATCCGCCATCAACGGGCTGCAATACGCGGCCTCCAATACGGCGCTGATGGAGACCTTCGGCACCAACCCACGGGCCATGTTCGATCTGGTGCTAAAAAGGCTCCAGGCGCAACATCGCGGCGACCCAAAGAAGAGCAAGGGCCTTAAGGGGACGCTCCGCGCCCAGACCCTCGACTGGTATTTCATGGAACTGGATGGCGCGACGCGCATCCCCCAGGCCCTGACCATGGCGCGGTACGGGCAAAGTCTCCGCGCCCTGCAGTCCGTTTCCAAGATGGGGTCGGCGGTGCTTTCCGCCGTGGCGGACGTGCCGGTGATGGCGGCGGCGGCAAAGCTGCACGGCGCGAGCCACCTGCGCGGATACGCCACCGCCCTACGGGATCTCGTCCGCTATCGCGGCAACGAAGAGGGGCGGCGCATCGCGGAGCTTATCGGGGTCGGGTACGACGGCTTCGTAGGGGATGTGATCGCCCGTTTCGATTCCGTGGATGGGCTGCCCGGATTCACCTCTCGGGCGATGCATACGTTCTTCAAGCTGAATCTCCTGGGACCCTGGACCGACGCCCACAAGACCGGCATGGGGATGATGTTCTCCCGGCAACTGGCGCAAGTGGCGAATGACGGCTTTTCCACGCTCCCGAAGGGGCTGCGGCGGGAACTTGGCCACTACAAGATCGGGCCGGATGAATGGGATCTCGTGCGATCCGTCCCCATGCAACGGGCGAACGGGCTCGACTACCTGGTCCCGGAACAGGCGCGCCGGGTCTCCGACGCGGACCTTCGCACCTATCGGGACAACCTGAAACTCACCGGGAATCCGAAGGCCAGGCTCCCGGAGCCCGACACGCCAGCGGACGCGCGGAGCCTCGCGCGATTGCGCGATGACCTGGAAACGCGTTTTCAGGCCTATTTCGTGGAGAGCGTGGACGCCGCCGTGCCGACGCCCGGCGCCCGCGAGCGGGCCTTCCTGCACATGGGGACGCAATCCGGGACGCTGGCGGGGGAGGCCATCCGCTTCATGATGCAGTTCAAGGCCTTCCCCATCACCATGGTCAGCAAGATACTGCCGAGGGTGGGGCGCGCGGGGGGCAAGCTGGAAAACACCACCGGGCTCTTGCACCTCATTCCCATGATGACGGTGTTCGGGTACCTGGGGCTGACGGCCCAGGATATCTCGCGCGGCAAGACGCCCCGCGATCCTTCGATGCCCGCCACCTGGGGCGCGGCCTTCACCAAGGGCGGCGGCGCGGGCCTGTACGGGGACTTTCTTTTCGCCAATTACGGCTACGGACGGGGCATTATGTCCCGCGTGCACGGGCCATCTTCCGGGACGCTGGACGATCTCTCTCGCATCTACGGGGCGATCAGGCGGGCGGATGACGCCGCGCCGCTCGCCTTTCGCACCCTGGTATCCAACCTGCCCGGTAATAACCTCTTCTACACGAAGGCGGCGCTGGATTACCTCCTGGTCTATCGAATGCAGGAACTATTGAATCCGGGCTATCTACGACGCATGGAAAGAAGGACCCGCAGCCGTCACCACCGTTATATCCTCCGACCCTCCGAGGCCATCCGATGACGTATAGCCTGGCGCATACCCGACACGATTACGCCGGGGACGGCGCGACCGTCTCCTTCCCGTTCACGTTCCGTATCTACGAGAGAACCGACCCGCGCGTGGTGCTCGTCGCCGCCGACAAGAGCGAGGCCCTACAGACCATCGACACCCATTACACCGTATCCGATGGCCCATGGAGCACAGGCGGCAATATCACGATGAATACCGCCCCGGCGAGCGGGACGCTCCTTGTCATCAAGCAGGACGTTTCGCCCATCCAGGGGCTGGATCTCATCAATAAAGGAACCTTTCCCTCGGAAGGTATAGAGACGAGCCTCGACCGGGCGGTTATCCTGACCAAACAAAACCGGGCGGAAACCGGGCGGGCGATCCTGGCCCCGGAGCACGAGAGCGCGGCGCTGATACTCCCCCCCAAGGACGCCAGGAAGGGTAAGGGGCTCAAATTCGACGAGGACGGCAAGCCCATGGCGACCACGACGGACCCGGATTCTTCCGTCGCGACGGCGCTGGCCCACGCCACCGCCGCCGAAGCCGCCAGGAACGCCGCGAGCACATCCGAGACCAATGCGGCGGCATCGGCTGCCAATGCCGCGACCTCCGCGTCCAATGCGGGGGCATCGGCTGCCAACGCCGCAACGTCCGAGACCAACGCCGCCACATCCGCCACCGCCGCCGCGAATTCCGCGGCCACCGCCGCCGAAAACGTGACCTTCGAGGTCTTGGACGGGAAGGGTGACGTGGGGACGGGGGCGGATCAGGTGGCGCGGGGGGATCATCTTCATGACGCCAGGTATTACCTCAGCACGAAGAAATT